TTCTTAACACGTTAAAAAAGTATATTCTTTTGTGTACGTATTTTCTTTGTCTACAACGTTTTTTTAATTCGTCTTTTTGTATAAAATATTCTACAACCTTAATCAAGTCCTCCATATATCAAATTTATTATAAGTGCGTAAATATATTCTTTTATTTTCTTCATAACTTTTCAATGCTAATTATTAACTTTTGCCATAAGCCACAAAGCTTTATAGCTTCCTGTCTATCGTCTGCTTTTACATACTTTACTGCTTGGCAGCATTCTGCATCAGTATTAGCACCTTTATAGTATTTGTATAGTATTTTATAAGTGTTCATTCTTTCGTCTTTTGCTATTAAATAATTGCAGTACAATTCTTCGTTGAATTTGTCCCACCACTCTAATCTTAATTGTTCCATTTGTTTAGTATTTCTTCAAGTTCTTCACATAAATCTGTTTCATCATAGTAGTTTACACCATCGCATCTTAACGTGTCTTTCTGTACTCTGTAATATGTTTCTTCTACTTGTGCGTATGATAGCTTGTCGTTAAAGCTATTGTAACTGTCCAATTCATCTACTATTCGTGTTTCTATAAAAAGTTCCACTTGGTATGGTGTTTCTCCTATGTAAAAGATAGCACCATCTTGATCGTAGTATTCTATTTCTATTTCGTAACTCATACCAATAAATTTACTGCTAAATAATAAAATGTAAAGGTAGCTGCCATAAACACGAAACCATACAATAATTCTTTCTTTGCTTCTTTCTCTTTCATAATCTATTTATTTATGTGTGTTTACTAATTTGTTAAATCTTTCTTTCAATCTTTCTATACACATCATATAAGTATGTATTCTATCCGTGTTTTTGTCGTTAATACTTTTAAACTCTAAACCAATACCAAACTCATTCGACCATTTAGTTTCTGCTATTTGATTCTCAAAGTGCTGTATTGCCTCTTCAATCTTAATAAGTGTTTCTAATGTTTCTAATCGTGTTTTCATAAGTGTTTATTGTTCGTTAAATCTTTTATTGTAATATTGAAATAAGCAGTAATCTTTAGAGTCTTTTAAGTCCAATATTATCCAAGACTGTTTATTATCTTCTTCAAATAATATTCTACGCTTGTTATCGGATAGTTTATAAATCATTTTTATGCTTTCTAACTTTTTCATTTTTTTAAGTATTTAATTAATTTGTATACACAAATATAATAACTCTTTTTGAATTATGAACAAAAAAAATGCACTTATCAACAAAAAAAATTAAAATTAATTCTTAATGTATTAGAAATGAGTAAGTTATGAGTAAGAATATTTTAGAAAATTCTATGAGAATCTATGTATTTGATGGTTTCATCTACATCTTTTGTTCTATTCCTTTCTATTTTGATAGTAAGCATACGACCACCAATAGGTTTAATAGGTGCGCCACGTTCAACGTGCCAACCTTTTGAGCCATCTCCGTACTCTTCTTTATAGCAACCTGTAATCATCAAATGTATTGGCTTGTGATTTATGCTATATCCTTTCTTTGAATTACTTTCTAAAGCATCTCTAACGTCATTTCTTGCTGCATTTTCGTGAATATGCCCCATTGTGTAAACGTCACAACCCTCGTACAACTCTAATGCTCTTGTAAGATTTAAAGCACCCTTTGTAACAACCCCGCCACCTCCAGAGCCGTGAAAGTATTTAATTTTTGTAGTTGCTATTCTTGAATGATTATTCATTTTAATAACAATCCAACCACCATAACCACCAACTTGCACGTTAGAATGACATTTTAAGTTAAGTAAGTCTACAAATCTTTGTAAGATGTCTGTCTCTTGCCACTTGATTATAGCCGTTTCGTGGTTTCCGTAACCGATGATCGTAAGAATATCTGCATAAGGTGTAAACCATTCTACTGCCGTTTCAACTACTGAATCTAAATATCTTGCGTTGTTGTGTTCTGGTCTTATATCTGATTTGTTTCGTCTGTTATCGCCACGTCCTTGCATCAAGCAGAACATATCTCCATTAATCATTACAGGAATATTCTCTTCTTTACAATAGTCTAAATGTTTTTTTAATAGGTCTTGGTCACATTTTGGATTGTCCCAATGCAAATCGCTTAACATAGCTATCTCTGCATATTTGCCCTCTAATTGTATTTCGTGTACGTTCTTTCCGTGTCTAATTACTTTCATATATACTTATTTAAGATTTTATTTAATGTGTAAACTATGCCAAAAAATACACAGATGAAAATAATAATTCCCCACCAGTTAGTCTTTTTGTTTTCTTTGGCTTGTGCTTTTGCTTTCTGTACTTCTACTCTTGTTATCATTCTTAAAGTATCTCTTTTAAGCTTGTATTCAATTCGTGTTTCTAACCTTGTTTGAGGCACATATACGTTCTTGTATTCTATGATTGTATCTTTAGAACTATAAAAGTGTTCGTATACTATTGTATCGTGTTTTATTACAGGAATAGAATCTATTGTGGCAATTCTTATCGTGTCGCTTGTTTTAACGACTTCTAAGCCCTTTTTAAGCGCTTTGTTATAGTGATACTTCGCAGAACACGAAAACAGCGTTAGAACGAAGATAAGGCTATAAATTCGCATATTCTTCTTGTACATTGAATGATGGACAGGCTTTGTTTGCAAATTCATTGTGTCCGTGAATAGTCATATGTTGGTTATACTTATAGATTAATTCGTGCATCAGATATATTAATGAATCCTTTTGTTCTTTCGTTCTTGTGTCCTTTGCTTTCTTCATATCTTTAGTCATTCCACCGACGTAACAAATTCCGATGCTGCCAACATTTTCGTTAGTACAATGAGCGCCACGCTTTTCTATTGGTCTTCCCTTCTCTATTCTTCCATCAAGATGAATTAAATAATGATAGCCTATGTCATTAAACCCTCGTGCTAAATGCCATCTTCTAACGTCTGCGACATCGTGAGATCTTGCCTCTGGCGTTGCCGTGCAATGAATGATTATCTTATTTATCTTTCTCATTAATGTTTTTAAAATCGCTTGTTACTTCCTTTGCTCTTGCAAATAAGTTCTTTAATGATGCCCACAAGTCAATTCCTTTTACTGCCTTGTAGTTTTCATTGATAGAAATAACCTCAATAGATACCATTGTTAAAGCCAATACTTTAGTAGTAAGTAATTCAATACTAAAAAACTGCATTACTATGTCGTTTAATAAGAATTTATCCATAGCAAAAAACAACATTACCGTTGCTTCATAAAGTAAAATCTTTGATATGATTGCAGACAATCTTCTGCTTGTGATTGGTTGTTTAAGTTTCTTTGATTTCCAGATTCCTGTGATAGTATCAAGAATAACAGAAGCAGCAATAAGAATAAGAATACCAACAATAGGTAAAAAAAACGAAAGAATAATAGCCATTAGTTTAGTTGAGTAAAGTTTAAATTTAGTTGTCAGTATATAGAGTTGTGTTTTCATCTTATAGTTGTTCCGTAATTAGCCAAATAATTTTAAATAATAGAAATACACCAAACGCTTGTACGTGTAATTCTGTACTTGTAAACATACAAGAGAACGCACAAAAGCATCCTGCAAGAAAATATAATACTGCAAGTACGTTTTGATGGTTTCTAATATCCATTATTCTACAGGTATATCTTCACTCCATTCTGGCGTTTGCATAAGTGCCAAAGTTTCTTCGTGTGTTAATACTTGTAAAGGTACTATTGTTCCATCTTCTATAAATGTTGGTGTATGATGCCATTTTATAACAAATTCAGTTAAAGCTAAATTCATTCTAATTGTTTCAATACTTGTTTCTCCAACTTGTGAATAATCTACTGCATTTGCTGCTGCTATATCTATTATTCCGTAATGTTCAAATCCGTGCATTTTATTTTATTTTAATTCGTTCTTATGTAGGTACGTCACTACTTCTTACTACCGTGTTTTCTAATGTTCCATCGTTTCCACCTGTTCCACTATCTATAGCCGTTGTTCCTGTGCCTTCAAACCTATACCAAGTTGTTGGTGATGTTAATCCGTTGTCATTAAGATTGTTTGGCACTCCTGAATTCCACAAAGTAGCTACGTCATTTCTTAAATCTGTTCCACTCCATATAGCAAACTCATCCATCTTGCCTAAAAATGGCGTCAAATAACCAAGTTTTTCTTCGCCAATTATCAAACTATCTGTAGATGTTGAAAATGCAGTTCTTGTTCCTAAATTTGATACAGCAGTTTTATTTACGCCATTTATAAAAACTCTATTCTTATCTTGACTTGCACTTTGTGTTAAATCAATACAAATTAAAATATGATTCCAAGAATCTAAAGTTATTGCATTCACTAAAGAATTACCATAGTATGATGTTGTATCCATTGACCAACGTACACGATAATTAGTATCTAAATAACATAATACTTGTCCTTGTGCGATTGATGTGTTTCTTGGGATGTGGAAAAGTATACCAAATTGATTTAAACGAGGTTTAATCCAAAAAGAAAAAGTAGCCTTTGTTTGCGAATCTAATTCAGTATAATTAGCGTCTGTTGTTGTGTAAGCATCTATTCCGTCAAACTCTAAACTTAAAGTATTGCTAAAACTTGGTGTTGCTCCTGCTCCTGTTAAG